CACCGAAATGGCTGGTATCTGCAAAATCTCTGTCAGATATTTATTCACGTCGGCACTGGTTACATGTACCATACCGATATTAGCTGGGTCAACAACATATCCGGAAATCTTCAATGCAACTTCTGCCTTTGTAGTAGGATGATTGTAAAGCAAATGTGCATCATGCTGGCTCATTCTGAATATTGCATTCTCAAGATTCTGATGCTTTACATTCTCATATACATAAGCCATATCCTGCAAGTCACCAAGAGGATAAGCGTCATCTTTAGTCCAGTCATGATTCTTTCCTAAAGGTGTATAACCGTCAAGTTCTTTACCGAAGTTACCTGCTAATTGGGTATTTTTCTCAATATTCGGAACATTCTTAGAGAAATCAATGATTAAACCTTGTATACCACCTGCGTTGTTCGTCTCGTTGCCAACGAATTTAAGGGTTGATTCAACCTGCAATCCAGTGTATGAACGCAAACTGTGAATACCTGTTATAAGGTCTGTAGAATCCTTCAAGAAGGAATTGAAAATCTTCAAATATTCAGGTATACCATTGTTATTCAACAAATGCTCACCGTCTTTGAATGACTTTTCATTGAATCGCATTGCAAGTTTAGCCGTAGGCATACTGCTTTGATTCAACTCGAATCCTTCATTTGCAATCAACTGACCTTCTGCGCTTGCAGCCGTATAGCTTGCCATTACAGGTACAGTATTGACACCATAGAACTGTGTTACGATTCCATTATCATTACTCTCGTCTGACGCAGGATACATTTGTTTCCATAAGGCATCAGGGAACATTTCTTCCGCAAACTCGTCTCTGAAAAATGCTGCCGCATCTTTAAAATTGGCAGTTTTCAACGCTCCGTCAAGAAGCTGATAGAACATCGAATCGTATGTAATTCCTAATAAATTTTTTGCCATGATATTCTATTTTTTATGCTTCAGGTAAATATTCAAATTCAATTAAAGGATTCTCCTTTGTGATGTTATTCAGAACAACATCAGGCAAATCAGGCATTGAATTTCTATACAAAGAAGCTGGTTCCTTTCTTATAATAGATACTGTGTTTGAATCTCCGATAACTAAATCGTTGGCCAATAATGTATTTGGCTGTGCGTACATGGCTTTTCCACTTCCTGCGCCTTCTGCCTCGACAATAAAACTACCAACGGCTACTGCATCAATATCTGCTGTAGCAACGGTAATTTTGTATGTATTAGCAGTGGCAACATCTACGTCACCTACCAAAACACCCTTACCGGTCCCGTCAATGGCAGACGGAGCAACCATAACGTTCATACCTTTATACAAAAGAGGAGTAGTGAACTTATTGGCCATTGATATAATGGTATTAGTACCACTTACCTCAACTGCCGTAACCTTGAAACATTTAAGGATTTTAGCCACATGTGTCTGTGCATTGTATTCAACTGGTGATGCAGCATGTAACAATTCTCCTTTCACAAATGTACTTGATAAGAATCCACCTACCATTCTCCATGAAGGCTGATGTCTCCATACGGGAACACCACCACCATATTCGGCATGGTTATGAACATACACGTCATCAGGTACATAATTATTAATTACTGACATAATTATTAATATTTAACATTTTTTAATCTCGCCTTGTTTTTATCCAGAATTTTCTGAACCTCTTTCGACTGTTCTTTCTCATGCTCCAGTGAACTTCCTCCTGAACTCGGAATATATGTGCGACTATACAATTTCTTATATTTCTCATCATATATTTTCTTTCCTTCCTTTTCGAGGTCGCTTACATCTGAATCCTTATTGATATTGAGTTTCAGAGTAACAAATTCGAGTACTTCGTCATTATCGCAGCCTTGTTCTTTAAGGGTTTTGAGGACTTCTTTCTGCTTCTCGGATATTTTACCCTTTGCAGATTCTTCCTCTCTTTCCTTTTTCATCTCGGCTACTTCTTTCTCAAGAGCTTCTAGGGCTGAATCTTTACCTTCATCAGACTTATGGCCTTTATCATCATCTTCCGGAGGATTATTGTTATCCTTTGGAGGCTGGTGGTTTTTGTTCCATTCGTCATCTTTCAGTTTCATCTGTGCTTTAATCGTTTCAGCTATGGTATGTTTGTTCTGACCGTTCAATGATTTCAAGAAATCTGCTTGTGCATTCACAAAATCATCATACTTTTTATCATCTTCGGGTACCAAACCCATTGCCTTATCAACGATTGTGCCCCATGTTTCATCGCTGTAGTCGTTCTCTCCGACCTTTGCTTTCAAATCTGTAGAAAGTCTTTCTTTCTCTATTGCCATACTTAATTATTTTAACATTTGTAATCTTTTTACATCGCAAATATACATTATTTAATTTTATTATACAAGTTTTAAACTAATTATTTGCTATTTTTGTGAAATTTAATTAAATTTGCAGTATGTTAGATAGCGAAAAAGGAATTTATGACCCCGTATTTGACAAATATGGAATGCAAGTCTACACCGAAGAGTATGTAGACAAGTTACGCCATTCCCCGAATGCGAGAGAAGAATACATCATACCTAACAAAGGACATCAGGAAGAATTTCTGACAACTAAAGCACAGATAGCCATATTTGCAGGTGTAAGAGGTACTGGAAAAAGTGCATCACTTATTATGACCACTTATCCTTATGTGAACAAAGATTTGTTTTCAGGGGCTATATTCAGAAACCAAAAAGGAGATACGGCAGGTAACGGTGGTATAAATGTAGTGTCAAAGCCTTTCCTTAAACCTTTCGGAACTTACAAAAGTTCCCTAACTAACATGAAATGGGATTTTAACGATGGTGGCACACTTAGTTTCGAATATTATGGAGATTCCTACAAATCATTTACGGGAAGGTTCAGAGGAAAGGAACTCCCTTATATAGGAATAGATGAAGCCAATCAAATGCCTTTCAAACATTTCACGTATCTGTTTTCATGTAACAGAAACTCGTACGGCTATCCTAATATCATACGAGGAGCATGTAACCCTGATGCGAGTTCTTGGGTATTCCAGTTTGTAAGGGGTGAATATCTTGATAAAGAAGGACATCATCACCCTAAATATATCACAGATGAAGGTAAACCTGTACAAGAAAACAATGGTAAAATACTTTATTTCTTCAAATACGGTGACAGGCCTGATGAATGTTATTGGTCTGATACCAAAGAAGGCGTTTACAGGCAGGGGAAAACACAGATGGATGAAATATATTATTCCGACCCATCTATGTCTAAAATAGTCAAATCACCTGAAAATATTGCATTATCATTCACCCTTATAATAGGAACTCCGTCAGATAATCCTATGGTTTTAGGAAATAACGGAGAATATATCGCCAAAATGGGTATGATGAGCCGTGAAGATAAGGAAAAAGACCTTTTAGGATGGTGGATAAAACCTTCTGATTCAGAAGCTCTTGTATCACGTAATGATATTGAATATTTCTTCTCTAACAAAGAATACAAGATAAATGATTTCAGATGTGTAACGGTTGATGTATCAGGAAGTGGTAGAGGAGATCCTGCCGTGATGATGTATTGGGAAGGTTTTCACCTTGAAGATGTAGCATGTATTCTTGCAGGAGGAGAGACACAGAAATTAGCCGTTATGGACTTCGCCAAGAAACATGAAGTACCAATAGAAAGAATATGCTATGATGCGACTGGCCTTGGTTCCGTATATGAGGAATATTTCACAGGCGCAGTAAATTTCGTAGCTAAATTCCCTGCATTTGATAAAAAGCCAGTTCTTGTAGGAGGACGTATGCAGGAATATTCAAATTACGAGAATGTAAGGGCGCAGGTATTTGATAACCTTGCCAAAAGGATAAGGGAACACGGATATTCCGTAGACCATGATTTACTTTACAGGAATCTCAACGGGAAAATGCTTATAGACCATTTCCGTGAGGAATATCCTGCAATAGCTAAACTTGAAAGCAATCAGTATAAATTTCAGGCAATCCCTAAAGATGAAATGAAAAGAAGGGTCGGACACTCACCTGACTTCATAGACTGCTGGACTTTAAGAGAATATATTCAATTATTTTACGAGAAAAAGAAATCAGTAAAAAGAAAAGGAGCATGGATGTTATGAACAATGATAGCTGGCGGGACACTTCCGCAGACAGGATTAGGACGGAGAGACACAGGAAGAAAGTTGAATTTGAACTTTCTCCGATAGAGAAATTATTGCTTCCTGTTACCCTTACATCACATGTACAGGGTGTAAACAGAATGATTTACGTAGCTATACGCAAATATGATGATTTGTCTGTAGCTACAGGTGCATCACTCGGTGTACTCGTATCAAGATATTTTCATTCAGAAATAGTAACCAACTATCTTAATGGCGTAAAACATGAAATGGAGAAAACAGGAAAACTGCCTACTGGAGATTCCGAAGAAAATACACTTGAAGATACAACTTCAAAGGAAGGACTTTTGAAACAGTTGATTAATATATCAAAAGAAACAAACAGTGACAATGTAAGGGTAGAAGTCGGAAAAGCCATCGCAACCATAAAGGGATATACAAGACAACAGGGAGAAAACAAGGTAGTAAAGAATGTTTATACCCCAATGACTTGTTACGAGTGTCCGTTATATAAAGAACAAAAAGAACAATTAAAACAAGAAGAAAATGATAACAGTTGATGATATTAGAACAAAGACCGAACGGTTTTACGTTTCAAAGCCAAGCATAGACTATAGTTCAGATATAGATTTATATCAAATAAACCAATCTGAATTTTTACGCCAGTTGGACCCAAACAGCCATAAGATATTAGACCCGTTATCATATCATGATATTTGGAAAGAAGTTCCGATAGATGAAAAAGATGAATCCAAAGGAACTCAATGGGTATGCAATCACGTAGAAAGAGTATCTATAGCTTTGCAGAATGTTATTTTAAGCAAGCAACTTACACACCTTTGCGGAGAGTCTATGAACTTTGACATCATGGAGCTATACCCTACCAAAGACCAAACAGACGCATATATTTCATTCAAGCAAAAATGGATGTTATACCAGTTTGATACAGGTATATATGAATTTATAAAGAGTGTTAAGGCAACGGCAGATGGTGCGATAGCACTTTACAAAAACGGAAATGGAGAAACTTCGTATAAGACTTTCTCAATACTGGATAAGGATTTGCTTCATCCAATATTCGATTATACTGGTAAATTAAGATTGTTCGGAAGGACTTTCACGAATACGGATGAATATGCTAACAATACAATCGCAAACACCTATCTTGAAATATGGGATGATAAATATTATTATCTGTTTTCTACAGATGAAAAATTAAATGACAAGAAATTATCCATCCCGCAATGGGATGAATTTAATGATTTCAGTATATCAACTGACAAGGAAGGTGATACGCAATATTATCCTGTCATTCAGAAGGAACATGGTTTTAAAGAAGTGCCAGTAGTATATTGCAAGCATAAAACGGGAGCTTGCTGGAGCAAAATAGAATCTCTCATAGAAGGTCTTGAAAGAGCATTATCTGAATTTTTCGAGAACAACAAATCATACGCTTTCAGGATAATGTACATATCAGGAGGTTTTGAGATTGAAGGAGAAATGAGGGATAATATAAAACAGCCAAAGGCAATAATGCTCAATGACCCTACCGCTAAAGTAGGTATGGTTGAAGGAGCAGACGCATCAGGTTCTTTCAAGGAACAACTTCAGCAAACACTTGATATGATTAAGCTGGGAGGATTTATAGTTACTCCGCCTACTACGATAAGCGGTGATGTATCAGGAACGGCCATCAAGATACTGTATGCTCCAGCCATCGAGAAAGCCATAAATGATATTCACTTCTTCAATCCTTATATAAGGGATATAGTAAATCTGTTCAAGGAAAGCGTATCTACCGAAAAAGATATGTCACCGTCAAGTTTGAACACTATACATATAAGACCTTATCTTAAATATTATGTACCGCAGAATGATACGGACAGGGTTAACAACCTTACCGTTGCAAAGGGTTCAGGTTATCTGTCATCAGAGACCTGTCAGGAGAAAGACCCTAACGCTACTCCGCAGGAAGCAATGAGAATCAAACAGGAAGAGCAGGAGAAAGCAATACAGGAAAGAAATGCTATCGTAGGTCAGTCACAAGATACTGGAGGAACTGCCATCATAGACGAAAATTCAAATAAAGGAACTTCCGCCATGAATCCGCAGAACACACAGAAGAAAGCAATATCAAAATTAAAAAATAAATGACAAAAAAGAAGAAAAACAATAAATACAGAGAAGCAGTATTGCTCCTTATGGGATATTCGGCTGTAGATACGCAGAAAGTATTTACCAAATATGTGCCGTTAATCGTAACTACAAGCCTTCCGTATAAAAGTAAGGAGTTTTCATTCTCAAAGAACAAGACGCTCAATGATAAGATAGATTCAATACTCCAGTCTGTAAGCAATGAAATATATATTAACTGTAATTACAGGGCTCGGCAGGCTGCCGAAAATGCTTTTAAACAGGAAAACAGGAAAGTGGATTCAACTGTTACGTCTGATTTCATGAAACTGAAAGTAGAGGATTACACAGTAAGAGAGCGGATAGACAACTACACTTCAAATTTCAAGAAAGAGATTGAGGCTTATATCGCTATCGGATTCATTCTTGATTATTCCGTATCTAAAATAGTAGGTCTATGGCTTTCCAATAAAGACAAACCTTTCAA